ATACAGTTTCACCCACCGTGGATTCTTCTTTTTATAGTGTTGGTAGGTATCCCAATTTGCGATTTTCAGATACTCCATTTCACGCCCTCGCCTGTCTGAAATAGTATTCTGGTAGCCAAACCTTCTACGGCTGCGGCTACCTTCCTGAGATCGGATCTGGTGACAAACCCGCACTGTCTGATCCAAACGTCATGCCCCCTGGTAAATTCCCAATCGAATTCTTTCGCCTGTCCGTCTAACCAGACAGCAAAATGGGTTTGTGCCAGCATTTCGGCCCAGCTTTCAGCCTCTAACCCCACACAAACGATGATCGTTCTGTTGGACGAACTACCCCCGCCAAACCAGTGCCTTTTCAGCCCTTTCTGCTCTCTGAACTCCACAGCGCCTGGTACTTCCAGCAAAAGCGAGTCGTTTATATCCGACACTACAGGCATAAGAAAAACTTATAGTAATTAAAATCCCAAAAAGACTGCTAATTGGTTTATATTCTGCAATGGACACGCAATGGATAATACAATGGTAAAAACAAAATATGTATCCGCGACCAGGGCCAAGGAGATTGCAAGACGGGTGACAACGCTGCGTGAGCAGTTGGGTTGGTCACAGTCGGAAATGTCGAGAGCCGTGGAAGCGACCCGTGGGGCTTGCTCCCATTGGGAAGCTGGTAATGCCCACAAAATGACCCTAGAAAACGGTATGCGGTTGGCATCACAATTAGGATCTACCCTCGACTTCATCTGCAATGGACGAGAAGGCGGGGCGACACTGGACAGCGAATGTCTGCTTACCGCAGTCGGGGTTGCCGAAAGACTCGCTCCCAGAGCCACCGTAGAGCAAAAGGCAAAGCTCATCGACATTGCCTATGCTCTTTGCGTGGAAGGTGAAGATATCCCAGACTCCGTTATCTTGCGTCTGGTGTCACTGGAAAGCAGATAATATTGTCCTCAACATGATAATCAAGGACGGTTCCAGAACAGAGAATAAAAGCGTCACCAGGGGATATAAGTTCGGTTTTCCACTGTACCCGGTGCAGACTACCATCGTGGCTTTGGAAGATATCGGTCAAACAGGAAACTCCCGTTTCGACAGTTAGCGCCAACTGTTTATCTATTTGACTGTGGTAGTCAAGGTGAGTACGGAGCCGGTAACTCGTGCCAATCATCTCCCTCATGCTTTGTCCAGCAAGCCTCTCAAAAGCGGGGTTACAGAATTGCAAGTTGCCTTCCAGGGAAGATCCAGCGACCAATCGGGTATCCAGATTCGTACCAATTTTAANATCTTCTAAAGTTTTTGCCACAGATAAGATGTGGCATNTCAGTGTCAAATTATTCATGTGCCACCACCTTATTTCCAACGCCGGATGACCCGATTGTCTTTTCTGCGAGATCTTTGATGTATCGGACGCAGTGACCGCCATATCCCTGCTCAACGTCCAAGGAAGTTGTCCGGCTGTCTTTGACTAGCAAGAACTTCGACGCACAAGATTTCTTTGCCCAATACTGAGTCCAACCTTTATTTTTTATCCAAGATGGAAACGCTTGTTTTTTCCACCCAAAAATTTCTCTACCTGTTACTCTTTTCATTGTGTTACCTCCGTGAAGGAGTCTATTATGACCGACATGGCTTGTCAAATGGGATATGGTTTGGCATAATGGCAAACATGGATCGGATGCTGAGTGGGAAAATATATCAGACTTCCAAGTCCGATATTCGGAAGATTACGAGAAGTGCAAAAGGTGAGATATGTCAAATCAGTTTACCCATTTGCAGCTACGACGATGAAACAACTGTGTTTGCTCACTTGTCCAGAAAACATCTGATTGGCGCGGGAATGGGCTACAAGGGTAAGCCGATTGGCAGCTATGCGTGTCACGTTTGTCACGATGTGATTGACGGACGAATGAAAACTGATTTTGACCGAGATTTCCTGTGGCAAGCGGAACTGGAAGGCGCGATAGCCACTATGGGAATCTTGTTTGACAAAGGAATATTGAGGATAGCATGAATCAGTTTGACGCTGAGAAAATGCTGGAATACCTGGCTGAGACAGATGAACCTTTCGCTGATGCTGTAACCGCGACAAAGGCTAAGGCTTTTTTGATCAAGAAAAGACACGCACAGGCTTTTTCGACGGCAAAAGGGAGTGTTGAGTTGCGAAAACAGGTGGCCGAGGTCGATGAAAAGGTGTTGGACGCGAAACGATCCTACCTGAAAGCATTTAACGAGGCTGAGATCCTATCTGCAAAACGCGAAACAGCAAAATTGAAGTGGGAACACTGGCGCAGCACTGAAGCCTCTAGGAGAGTCGGTGGAATATAGCGAGAGTCTGGAAAACGCAACTTTTGAGGTAGACATGATGGCGAAAGACTGCATTGTTAATTGGGCGAATTTGGGATTTCACGGTGATCTACAGGTTCTCTTTGCCCGCGCTGTCCGATACAGCATACATGAGGTGTCGGACAAACGAGATATAGATAAGGCCGACCTAGAAAGAATTTACGAAACTACCCTGTCGCGGGGGGCAAATACCGCGACTCCTCCTCTTATTACCCCGCCTTCGGGCGGGGGTTTTTCGGGATGAAGATCACCAACAAATACGACCTACCGCATATCCTGGTAGCGGCGATGGAAAACGACCCCTACACGCGGGGTGATGCTGATATTTCTGTCACCCAGCTAATAGATAGCCCAAGGGTCAGAGAGTTACGCAAAGAGCATCCAGACCGTGAATCAGACGTATCCGACATGGTGTGGGCTTTCTTTGGGCAGTCTGTCCACGCGATGTTGGAGCGCATCCCAGAATCGGAAGGGGTAATAAGAGAACAACGAATTTCGATTGAACTGGACAAAAAGATTCTTTCCGGCCAATTCGATCTGATTTACGGCTCAACTATGGCCGACTACAAAGTTACTTCCGTCTGGTCTGTTATCTACGGAAAACCGGAGTGGGATTTTCAGCTTAACACTCTCCGCTATATCTGGGAGAAACAAGGCGGTCATCCGATAGACAGATTACAGATCATCGCCTTTCTGCGGGATTGGCAGAAAAGCAAAGCCGGGGATAACTACCCGGTAGCTCCTATCTGCGCGATTGAAATCCCACTGTGGGATATGGAAAAAACAGAGCGATATATCAAGATCCGACTGAAACGGCATTTCAAAGGCGATCCTTATTGTTCAGATCGTGAGACGTGGAAGAAGGACGATACCTGGGCGTTGAAAAAGAAGGGCCGCAAAACAGCGGTGAAATTGTTTCACGAGGAACAGGAGGCGAATGATGCTCTGGAAAAATTTGGAACCAGTGACAACTGGATCGAACATAGAAAAGGAAGATTTACGAGATGCGAGGATTACTGCGATGTCCAGCAGTGGTGCGAGCAGTTTTCAAAAAATCTGGAACAACGGTGACACCGCCGGTATCAGAAAAGAAGTACGCGATTTGTGCGAATCATATTTTGAACTAGGAGTAGAACATGGCTTACGAGACAAAAGAACTTGAAGGGGCTTTATTCCCCAACAAAGACAGAACCAGCGACAAAGCGCCACATTTTAAGGGCGATCAAAAAGTGGAAGGCGTGATGTGGAAAATCGCAGCTTGGAAAAACACCAGCAAAGCGGGGGAGAAATATTTGAAGCTCAAAATTGAAGCCCCGCGTGAAGGTGGGTTTAAACCAGCGAACGAAAAGCCCAAAGAAAAAGATCCTTGGGATGATTAACGGCCCTGCCCTCCCTTTCCTCCCCCTGCCTCCACAGTGGGGGGGGTGGGGCCACCTTTCCATCAACAACTATAGGAGAAATATCTGTAAATCCTTATAGTTTTTTGGCGGGGTTCGCCCCGCCCTTTTTTCTATGAACAAATTGACTTTTACAACTACAGATGGGGAGATGGTGACGATTCCCCCCAATCTTATCAGGAGCGTTTCGCGGAACGGGAATGAATCAGCAACCGTCACTTGTGTCAACGGCACGGAATATCTGATATCTGACACCGCTGCCGAACGACTAATCGAGGAGCTTTTTAGTGACTGAAACATCAGAAGGAAAAATTAAGAACCGCGAGTGGCGCGGGATTTCCCTACCAGTAAAACTGGACATTTTGAACGAACGGGGTAAAGCAAAACTGATGAATACTCCTTTCCCGCCGAAAAGGAGAAACGGGCATCTGGTTTTCGCTCTCCCTGGTGGACAGGAGATAGAAGAATGGGAGATTTAACTTGNCCTCACGGCCTCACTGAATGTTCGCAGTGTAAGTTTAGCCGAATATTGGCTCAGGTATTAAAAGACTTGGAAGTAGCTATGGCTGAGATGCAGAGGCTTGAAAAGGAATTGTTGAGTGACTAGGTTGCTGCGGATGAAGGATGTAGAGCAGATAACCACGTTGTCTCACGCGACTATCCGAAAGATGGTGAGAACAAACAAATTTCCTAAACCTACCGTTATGGGCCATAAGACCCACGTTTGGAATTCAGACCATGTAGAGAAATGGGTTAAAACGCTTCACAAAACATGATCCATTATCACGGCGGGCCTCTTGGGAAAGCCACTCAGTCGCATGAATTTTTCACTGGTCGCCACTCACTAATTAGTTTTGCCCACCGTTCCGAATTGGAAACAATGGCAGAAGTCAGTCATTCGTTTGTTTTAGATAACGGCGCGTTTTCGGTTTGGAAGTCGGGCAAGTCGCTTGATGTGCAGGGCTACACCGATTGGGTGGATGATTGGCGGCGACATCCTGGTTTTGACTGGGCATTGATCCCTGATGCGATCAATGGCAGTGAAGATCTAAACGATGGTCTGATCGAGGATTGGCCCTACACCCGTGATGGGGTTCCTGTGTGGCATCTGAATGAATCATTAGATCGTTTAGATCGCCTCTCTCTCAGATGGGATCGAGTTGCGTTTGGTTCAACGGAAGGCATGGAGCCGGGGAGTAAGCAATTCTGGACGCGGATTGCACAAGCGATGGACGTTTTATGTGATGACCTTGGCAGGCCGCGATGCAAGCTGCATGGATTACGGATGCTAGACCCAAAAATATTTCAATCAATCCCTTTGGCATCTGCTGATAGCGCGACTGCCGTTCTTAACTCATTTAAAAATGCCCACAGATTCGGTATATACGCACCAAAGAAGGAAAGTCAGAGGGCAAACATCATAGCGGATAGGGTTGAGGCTTATAACTCTGCTCCATTATGGAATAACAACTTAACAGTACAACGGGAGTTCAAACTATGTGGGCAATAATTTATCTGATCAGTATCGTATCGGTGAATTGGTTATTCACCGTCATTCCACCCATCGGCATTTGGCAGCCAACATCAATGATTGTCGGCTTGACATTCATTTTCCGCGACCTTGCCCAACGCAAGATAGGACATTGGGTGTTCCCGGTGATGTTAGTCGGCGGTGCAATCTCTTACGTCATGGCTGACCCATTCGTTGCTATCGCATCGGTGACTGCGTTTTTAGTTTCTGAGGGTCTGGATTGGATCGTCTACACCTTCACCAAGCGACCATTGCGCGACAGGATTTTATTGTCATCAGCAGTTGGTACGCCTATTGATTCGATAGTGTTCACCGCAATGATTGGGATTTTAAGTCCAATGAATGTGATCGTGATGACGGCATCCAAGATGGTCGGCGCGGTTGCGGTCTGGTTGTCACTAAAAAGATCAGGCAACTCTCACAACAGATAGCCTCTTAGGCATAACTCTGTCGCCCCATACCTGTATCATTTCCCGGCGCGAATCTAAATAAAGATCCGGGGTTTTATCTATATAGGTATCTCTGACCTTGTTTGTATCTTTGTGGGCTAACTGGTATTCAATCCACTCAGAAGCGTATTCCTGTTTTCCGTTTGTATCTTTCAGACCATGTAGATAGGTAGAGGCTGTCTTTCTGAAACCATGCGGGTGTTCGTCATACTTCCAGTTTCCCTTTTCCCCGCCTAGATCGTGAATAGCAAAGCCTACCGCGTTGTAGGACAGGTGACTTGTATGGTCAAATCTTTCCGGGTCGAGCTGCTGTCCATTTAGATTTTTGTTGCCACCATAATATGAGTAAGGGTTAATCCGGGGAAATAGAACCTTACCCTTCCCGGTAATCTCCCAGAGTTGGTTGAGAACCATAACCGCTTGGTCTGACAGGGGAACCCAATGTTCCCTGTTCTTTTTCATGTGGTTGCCGATATTACCTAGCTGCCGCCTAGTGCCACCAGGAATTCTCCACACCCTGCCCTTCCAATCTATCTGCTGCCACAGGGCTTGTCTCGCCTCTGATGGACGGGTCATGGTGAGAATCTGGAACGCAACCAGTAGTTTCACGATTGGGTCGGCGTTACCGGAATTCATTTCAGCCAAGAACTCCGGCACTCTTTCGAGCCGCATGGCCCTGTAAGTGGTCGGCTCATAATCCCCTTCCCTTTTGGTCAAACGGGGCGCAGAGGAGCGTACAAAGGCCGCTACGTTGAATTCCAGGCCAGTAGGATACTTAGGGTGCTTTTCATCGAAAACNGCGCCGTCAAGGATCTGACGGATAATCTGGTGGATTCTATCCCGGCTCTCAAGATAGCCTTTCCGGTCAAGTTCCTCTAAGACTTCTAAAATGTGGTACTTGGTCAGGTCACGGACATCCACAGACCCGATCAGAGGATACACATGATTGACGAGCTTTTTTGTTTGGTTCGAGTAATGACCGTCAGACCACTCACGCTGCTTGTATTTCAACCAGCGTTTAGCAACAGCTTGAAAAGAATTAGCCTCTAGTCTCTCTTTCTTCTTCTGCTCTTTCTTTTCTCCCAGGCGGTTTGTTATTTCCTTCTCAGCCTGTTTACAGGTGATACCGTAAACGCCGCCCCACTCTCCTAACGTAAGAGTTGTGTCACCGTTTTTTCTATCACGATAGATAAGCGTTACGCTGTCTTTGTTTATGCGTATGCACCGTCCTTTCTTAGCCACGCTNATAGGTTNNGTGCTGACAGAGTTTTTCTTTATCGCGGCGTTGATTGCTTTCGCGGTGTAGGTATCTGCAAGTTCCATAAAAGCCTCCGGGTGAGGCTCTTATTATCGCAC